AAATGGCTCCCGAAGGAACGTCATAGGATGCTGCGATGTATTTCGGCAGATTGCCCTTATCATTGGACTGTCGTCCGCTGGGGCAGAAATCCACTTTGTACGCCGCTTAGTGGTATATCGGAGAGTATGCAATCGATCGGGGCGTGTTTCCGCAGGTTGGTTTTCACCACCACCTTTCCTTGGTGGCCCTGCATCAATAGCGCCGCGTAGTATTGCATACCAATCCACCTCATCAGGTGGATTGACAGCATCAGGATCAATGACGGTGGAGGCCAGATAAGCCTTCCAACGCCAAGAGTTTATATTGGGACTTTTTGGGTCCTTACGCCGATCCCATTTGGTATGGGGTGAGGCCATAAACAGATCCTGGGGGACCAGAAAGTAGCTATCTGGGTTCTGGCCGCTAAGGCCATAATACCGGATCACTTCTGGAACTCTCTGACGAATAGTTTCACGGAAATCCTCAAACAAGGACTCCGTTCTGCTATTCCTCAGGGTGCTGTTGTGTACGGAGAAGAAGGCCGGAAGGCCAGTTAGCTTCTCATCAAACACAGAAGGACGTACGTCCTCTCCTGCAAAGTAGTCACTTCCACAAGACTCACGGAAGGGTCCCGTTATAAATGTTTTATCAACATTCGTTGAGAACCCGAAGTACTTGAGCAGCTCAATCAGATACAACGCCTTGCTCTGCCGAACAATGATGTCATCGCCATAAACAGCGAAATCATCACATCCGGCAGCATGGCAAAACGCTGCGAAGATCAAACTTTCGAGTGGAAAGCAAAAGCCGTTACCCATACTACAGAATGACTCGTAATCCGTCCGTTTGCCGTCCAACAAGTAACCTGGACTGCGGATAGTGTCGAGATATGAGAACCATTCTATGGGGAAGAGACCATTGACAAGCATGTAGGCAATTGAGCCTGATGCATTTACTAAGTCAACGGTCACCCAGGGGTCAGTTTCCAACCACGCCGCACTCCCTCGCATTGCGAGGAAAGCGTTGCGCGATTGGTCGCTTAGATCTATGCCGACCTGCTTAAGGCAGTCACGCATCTCAAGATCAACCCCCTTCTGAAGAAAACCATTCAGAAGCGGCTCAACAGCGATGGTGCGATGCACCTCCACTGTTTTCTTAACGAAGCCTAACTTATTTGCGTCAACTACGCAAGCTTTATT